GGATCTACGTTAAAGTTGGTAGTAAGATTATTGTTAGCAGTTGCCATATTAGTTTCTCTTTATCAAAACTTAACTGTAATAGTAAAGTTTTCTGTTTGATCTGCGTCTCTTTCCAACGGTGCTTGAGTTACCATATAGATCATTGACCCACTAAAAGGAACTAGATCCGGTAAGGTAATGTTAGTAATCTGAGAAGTAACCCCTGTGCTATTAGCAGTGATCACTTCTGCATTTGAAAAATTACCATCCTTATATGTTAAGTGCAATACCCCTTGTGTTCCAGCTAAGTTTGTGTTGGCAAAATATACTACCCTACCTCGTGCACCCGACGTACCACCCGTAATAAACTCATCCTGAGAATATGTACCAGATACGGAGCTAACTGTCAATCTCATAGTCTGATCATATCTCAGACCATCAGCTACGCCACCGGTACTCCTCAACGTTGGATCTTTAAGGAGTCCAAATATCCTAAACTGGTTGTTTGCAGGGAAGAAGCCACCTTCACTGCCATCAATCTCTACGTTCAATGTTACGTTTTGAGCATACAGCTCTGTAACAGGATCTGAACCATGTCCTCCCACTGGGGGCAAGTATGCTGTTGCTGTAGCTCCAGATCCGTATGTTGGATTGGCTGATATACCAACTTTTGCTAGAGAGTAGCTAGATCCCAAATTGATAGCGGTAATTTTCTGTACCACACCATTGTGGACGTTAGCATAAGCACTAGCTCCGTTACCATCTCCGGTTATATTTATTCGAGGACCTATGTGATATGTGCTGGAAGTATTGGGACTTACTGAAAAAGCATTGTTAACCGTTACTAGTTTTGTAGTAGCGTTATAGCCAGTAATAACTCTAATCTGTCCAGCACCAAGACCACTTGATATAAACAGAGATGATCCATTGTAAACATTGTCTGTGTCACTAGCAGTGTTAGCAACCTTTAACTGCGTCGTGCTAGTAATACCATCAAAGATACCTCTGTTTTCAAGATAACCTGTTCCACCACTGGTTACTTCATAGATTGGGATCGCTCCATTTGCAGCTGCTTGCTGTACGGCCCATTGTGCACTACCATCATTAGAACGAAGTGTTTGTACCGGAATGAAGTTTGCACTACCAAATCTAACGAAGTCTGCTTGACTAACATCATACAAGAACTTCCACTTATAACCATCACTGGTGGTAATAGTTGATGTAGATGTGCCTGACGGTGAAACAATACTACGAGCACCGTTATTGTTAAACAGGCACTTGTATACCTCGTTGTTACTATTAATTACATAGAAGTTGCTAGTAGGGATAGCAGCATCGTTATCTCTAAACTCGGTATATATTGTATTAGACTGCCATAGGTACTTAGTTACAGACATCGTTACGTTATTGTTTGAAACTTTTTTCAACGCAGTCATACCACGCCATACCTGCCGTTGAGCAGTTTCCGTGTCGGCGATAGTGTCAGGTATTGATTCATTAGCCCATGGATCTATCCTTGCATAGAATAGATACATTTGCGTGGGATCACCCTCATCAAAAGATTCTTTGAATTGCTGGGCAACATTCACTTGAAATTTTTTACTAAGTGTATCTGGCATGTCTTTAACCGATTAAATTACTCGAGTGTACCTTAGGATACCATTAGACGTGGCTCCGCCAACGAATGGTGTGTTCATAGTAAACGAGGTGTTGCTGAATACAGTATTAACTATATAGGTCGTGTTACCAACAGCTGAACCAAGCTGCTTGTCTTCAATCTCAATGAAGCTACCACCCTGCAAGAATGTACCAAACGTTGCATTACCATCACCCTGTACGTTAAATGCTGTACCAAACATTACAGGCTCTGGTAAGTAGCTTGTGATAGCAAATGTCAAGAAGTTATTAACTACATTGTTATTCGCAACGTAGATGGTACCATTAGCAGTTACAAACTGATTCTGTACTGTTAGAGCAGGTGCAACTATTGTATTAGAAGTAATTGACGGTACAATAGCAGCAAGTTCAATAACTATATTACCAAACGTTGTGTTGGCTGCTATACTTGGCAGACCTTGCTTACCACCGACTAGATCAGAAGTCAAGGCAGATTCAACTGTTACTCCAGATGCATCGATCGTCTTACCAATGTTTACTGTACCAAATAGTTTAGTACCAGCTGGATGGATTACATCGTGTACTATATCTCTATATGTTTTAAGAGCTGTAGATGAATTAATGTCATAACTGAATTGCTGATAGTAGTAATTATCCTGCAACCTCATATCAGAAGACAACTGACCCTTTGTTCCTTTGTATGCTCCCGGAAGAGTAACAACACCCGAGATAACTGGATCACCGATACCGTTGTTAGTACCACCTCTACTAGTATTAACTACTGTAACTGCATCAATAGCATTGTAGGATGTACCACCGTTCAATACTGTAATGTCGGTAATCGAACCGGGCTGGAACGAAGCATTTAACAATGCATTGCGTCCTTTAAACCCTCCAAACCCATCCGGTAGGTCAAGTGGACTAACAATCGAATCCTCTGCTACTACAATTGGTAATGTTACATCATAGTTACCAAGAGTAGTAGTCAGCGATGCTATCTTGCCTGCTGTTATTGCAAAAGTCCCCAGTGCTGCGCTCAATGCAGTAGAGGAATTAGAAGAAGCAAGATTGGAACTTATTACACCAGAGTTCGAACTATATGTCGGACCATAACCAATTGGTGTTTGTTTCAGATTCTCAATTGTATCAGTGTATCCAAATAAAGTCTCGGTGTTGGATATGGACGCTACCGTAGCTTCACCAACCAAGCCACCTTTTACATTACCACCGGTGATTGTAATAACCGTGTCACCAACTGTATATCCACTACCACCACTTAGTATGTTAAAGTCTACAGCTTGGTTAGTAGTAGCGTCAATCCTACCTGTTGCTTGAGAGCCAGTAGTACTAGTTAAATTTACAAAGTCACCGACCTGGTGACCTGTACCACCAGTTGTACTAGCAGTACCAAATGTAACGTCTGTCAGAGGACCAATAGTATTAACAACATAACCACCTATACCATCACTAGTCAATACCTGCTCAAGGTCAAAGAAAGTACCAGATACCTCTACCAACCTAAACTGAGTAACCGCAATTCCATTTTCAAAAACAGATAGTACTCTGGTTACTTTGCCTTTTGCGCCGGAGTTCTGTCCCGTGACAACCTTATCGATAGCATTATCTAAGTTACCTGAGAAAGGCTGACCTAGTCTAATGACTGTATCCTGCTGCCACCTTCCGTCAGACGCTCTCAGAATGCTTTCCGAAGGTCTAACGACTGATATATCCTCGTCAAATAAAATTCGAAATAGAAGGTTATACGCAGCACTACTACCTTTTGATCTATACAGATCCTTAATTCGTTTTGCGACTAATCTTTGATCGGCAAGAATAACCTTAGGAAAATCACAAAGTACTTCTTTCTTAAAGTATTCATAAAACTTTTCAAGATCAGTAGTATCGATATCCTGATAGTTTAAAAGATTCCTACTAGCGTCCGTAGCTTGATTAGTAGTCTCCATCCACTCATAATACGCTTTCATAAACGCAATGAGATTAGGACCATCCTCAACCAGATATTGAGGAAGCTGACTCTGTACTAACGCTGATGTTTTGTTATTTGTAGCCATTAATAACCCGACGTACCAGAACCAGACGTTGAACTAGTCGTTACACCAGTTTCTGTCGATGAAGTAACCTGTATAGTTGCGGCTAATTCTCTAGACCTTACTTCAACAGCATCTGTTTGATTATTAGTAATAGAAACTGATGCATCAGCAAGCTGAATAATTTGATTACGTATTGACTTAATTACTTGATCCCTTGGTGTCGCATTGACCTTTATAGAGTCTCCAATGAATGCAGTAGGCTGGAATGTGTTTACTGTAAATGAACCGCGGTTGTAATCTACCTTACCTGCCTTCTCATTAACATATACTCTCCTGGTATCAACCAAACGGTATATTCTTACATTGCCATTACCGTCATCATCAAAGTAACAAGTAAACCCATCTAATGTAAACCCACTAGACGAAATGGTATATTGATGCCCTGCGTGTGGGTTATTGATAGGATTGTTAAAATTCAAAGTGTAGGATTGCTTGATAGTCATGTTAGGAATAAAACGCCGCTGCATCTTTTCTGTAACCGCTACGTTTATAACACTCTGATCAATACTATCCACTTTCTTAATGAATTCTGACAAATAGAAATTACGCGCAAACAATCCAAGATCATTACTATTGAACTTAGACATAGTACTGTTTACTTGATTGAGTAACGTATCACCATTCTTTGCTGTTAGAGCAGGATTGTACCGTACATCGATAGTAGGCACTACGTAAAGGAACTCGGGATCTACGAATACCGGCTGAGTAGTTACTACGTTTCTGTCTTTAAGAAGTTCTGTTAGTTCATCCTTACGGCTAGGAGTAATAGTAGTATCACCAATAGGCTTTACGCTGATATACACTTTACCGTAGATAGGAGGACTATTTTGCTCACCACCCCACACAGCAATAGTTTGAAGGTCCGGAGCATTATTAATTAGAATGTTTTTATAATCGTTAGCAGTCACTGCGCGATTTTGAGCGGTATAGTTTCTTGGCGCATTAAACTTAATACTGTCTATAGACTGAGCACCAGCACCGCCGCTTGCTTTAGAAGTCGTTCTATAACCGTACGTAGAATTACCGGCTAGGGTAAATGGACCCGTAAATGCAGTAGCACCGTTAGTAAGTGCACCGACAGTTACATTGTAATTAAGTTTAACAATATTACCATCAGTTAGTTTTCTGCCAAGTATACCATCACCGAATAATACTTCGAATCTACCATCATTCTCTTCTTGCAAGAAGTATACAAAACTATTACCGTTTACTGCAGTGAGGTCTGTAGCAAGGGTATAATTACGTAATGCAGTATTAGAAGAACTCTGCTGTACATTTACTACCAGACTATCCGTATCACTATTATCGTTATTGAGAATATACCTGCTAGGGCTAGTACTACTAACTGTATATGATTCCTGTACAGGTTCCCCTTCCCTTACAACAATATCACCAAAATAGTTACCGCTAGAGTTTTTTTCGATTACAGTACTAGTAGGACTCAGGAACTTATATGATATACCGTCGATAGAAGTATTGAACTGAGTGTTAGCTGGAATAGTAACTGTAGATGGAGACCCTGGCGGAAATACCTGTACGAATATAGTAGCCTTTGCACCACGAGCACTACTAGGAGTAAACCCGAGCATCTTAGCCCTACTAACAACATTGTTCCTAATAAGCGCACTGTCTAAGAACATCTCATTAGAAGCGAAGTTAGTATAGATCGAATTATAGTACGTATTATAAGCAAGCAGCTGAATAATAGTCTGCATACCCGAACTTTCAAAGTCGTAGTCCTGAAACTCTGACTGACTAGAAAGGTACGTCTGTAGATTAGCTTTGATCTGATCAAAGTTTATGTCTGTTACTAGTAGTGCGTTATTGGCAGCCATTTACCTTACTCTTTCTATTGCTACTTCTAGATCTACTGGGAATCGTTCATTGAATATCACAAACCTTATCTTAACAAACAGCGAATTAGAATCGGACCGTACACCGACCTTTACATCTCGAATATCTTCACCAGCGACCGTTACGCTCTCAACCTTAGCACGAGGCTCGTAATTGTTTATAGCGGTTTCTATTTGCCTCCGCAACTGGTCCTGTAATAAAGGGTCATCAGTATTCTCAAATAACATCGCCCTTATATTACCGCCGTATAAAGGCTCATAGGGACGTTCACCAAAGTTCGTTAAAATAAGATTGCGGACAGACCTTTTTACAGCATCCGCATTTTTAAGCACGGGAAGTTTACCAGTAGCTGGATGTGGCTTAAACGATACGTTAACATCACTGAAAACGACTTCTTTAAGTAAAGGGTTAAGAGAACCGCTAGCCATTATAGCATCCAGTTAGTTTAGTTTTACTTCTATTTATCGCTGTTCTTACTAGCTTGTATCTCTTGACGTAAAAGTTTACACAACTTTGCAATCTCACTAAGAGATTTACGTGCTCTAGTACCAGCCGCCTTATTACCAGCCTCGAATTTTTCGTACTCTGTTGTAAGAGTAGCTACGTGATTATCCAACATATCTTTAGTACTCATTGGTACCTCCTTTTTAACCCATCCAAATAAATGCCATAAAGCATACTCGAGCACTATAGCCCTACCTGTACATCTGTAATAATACCGCCCGATACAATATACCGCACCTGATCAAAGCTACCCTTACCCGTAATGATTTCAAAGTTACCTCCTGTACCACCGCTGACAGCACCCGGGATAGTAACATCACCTGCAAAAGCCCCTGCCGATGTTAACAATGTTGTTCCAAACTGGCTGTTACCTTCAAGAGAGCTGGCTGCAGTATTAGCAAACGCATCTAAATCAGCTTGTGCTTGTGGGTCTTGATCAAACGGTCTTGCAACAACCTCATCAATATTGGCCGTGAATTCTTTTACTGAACTAGGTGTTGCTACTTTGCCATCCGGTACTGCTTTCGCAGCTGGTAAATCCAACCCGGGAATAACACCGGCCAAGTGATTATCCATCTTAGATATCAGCTCTGTGCGATCAAGTTCATCCTGCTTTCTTTGGTTCTCGAGATTAGCTACGTCCTGTACCTGCTGCGGTGTTCTATCCTGCACGGGAATTGCTGATGCGCTATTTCCTCGCGCCAATATATCTGCACGTGTTTCATCGGTCAGGTTCTGAACCAGCCCAGATACACCCCCCTGTAAACTAGACGGTAAGAAGTTTGGTGGCTTTCCTGTTACTTTACCAATAGCAGTCTGTGCTTCAGAGACCGCGTCTACTACTTTATCAATATCTGCTACTGCACCTGCTATCTTTTCGTTTATTGTTTCAAGCACACTATCAACAGCATCTTCTTTGATTTCATAAGCACACAACTTCAAGTTCTGTTGTGCAGCGGAAGCAGCGCTAGCCAATCTTGCTAATGCGCTTGCAAACATCGCCAACTGTATTGCAAGGTCAATCATGGCGAGGGTATACGGACCGAAGAATTTACTAACCACCTTTCTAACCCAACTGATAATCTTTAGCGGATTACTAGGGAAGCTCATCAGACCATTAATAGCAGCAAGGTTTGCTAGCTCCGGTACTGCAGCCGCAATCTGGTCTTCTAATACCTTTGTATGGTCTTTAATAAACTGCTTAATATTCTCACAGTCTGTATAGAATTCGATATCGTATATCATTCGCTCTACTTCTGCAGTAGGGAACAAGTCGCCAAAAGATGCATCACCAAAGTCAATAGTACCATCTTCCTTAAACGTGATTGCTGACTTTGATTCAATAATGTGTGGTGCATCATCTGGCTTTGCAATATCTAATGCAGAAGCAGCAAGGTTAGCTTCCTCCCTCTTCTTACGACCGACATTAGTATAAGTCGATACTACAGTGCCCTTATTATTAATGATCTTGATATCGGTTTCATTAAGGTCTAGCTTAACAGCAGTCTTTGCACCTATGTTAGCTAGGCGCACTACCTTCTGAGCGTCTCTTTCAATTTTTAGTAGTTTGTTTTCAATACCCATTACTATGCCTCACTAACAGCTGTGATGATTCCATTCGTTACAGTAACGATCCTACCACCGACAGCAGTAAACTTATCGGTAGCACCAGCATTGGATGACAGACCATCAGCTAGTACACTACCGACTACTTTAACAGGGCCCTTCATAGTAATACCACTCTCAGTGCCCAAGTATATTGTCTTGCTTAATATGTTGGTGTGTAGAGCAGTTATGTTTATAGGACCAATACTAGACATCACTATATTATCATCAGCAAGCATCATCCAGTCGCCTGCTACCTTATCAATACGGTTACCAGGACCAGCAGCACCACCCATCTCAACGTAGCTGCCGTTCTTATGCGCAATGTGAATACGTTCGAATGCATTGGTATCATCTACTTCGAATACATGGCCACTCTTTGTCTCCCAAACCTTGTTGTCAGGATACTTGGACTTAAATTCTTTCCACCCATCAAAGTAAGGTTCTGCAAAACCATAGAACCCAGCAGACTGTACTTCCATCGCTGCATTCTTTCGTCGTTCGATTAGTGGGTGAGGATAGTCTTTAGGATCACCCATCGCTGTATTATCATTACGAGCAAGTCTGTTGGTGTCAGGCTCATCGATTCTATCAGGTAAAGGATACACACCATCCGGATCATAGAACCCTTCAGAAGGAGGCCCATTTACAGGATTGGGATTAGCCTCGGTCGGTATACCAGGAATCGCTCCCATCACCAAAGGCTCTCTAGCAATCTCTCCATCAAGGAAGATACCCATCACCCAAGTGCCTTGTTGAATACCAGTCAGTGCTCCACCGATGCCACTATTGTTACCACTACTAACAGGCTGCATGATCTGAGCCCATGGTAAGTCTTCAGTAGTAACACCCGGCTCTCCATCAACAGCTCTCAAAGAGCTATTGTGCCAACCAAAGATACGAACACGCAGACGGCCTAGCTTCAATGGATCTTCGTTGTCTTCAACAACTCCCATCCACATCACAGGATTGAATCCAAAGAATTCCTCTTTAACTTTCATTACGACTCCGGACTGTTATCAAATGCTTTGCCCTTTGGCTCAATGCCAAACGACTCTTTGGAACATGACAGCACAGTAGTGTATGTGTCTTGTGCTGTGTTGTAGTTATGTCTTATAGCTGTAATCAGAAACGTAGCCTCTTGTCCGTATAGGAATAAGAACTTGCTCGTCTCTTCCTCTAGTTGTGTTGGCTGAGGTATCTTAATCTTGATAAGCTGTCCTGTGTAGATCTCAGGAATGCCTGGTGTAGTGATCTCGATCACGTTTGTGTGCAAGTTGTTCAGCTCATGTGTCGTCTTCGATAGGAATAGATCTCTCTTACGTGGAGCATTAAGTTGATCTCCTGCTTTAAATGGCTGCATCGCTTTAAAATAGGCTGAACTGTCTACTGGATACGTCTCATTATCCTCTTCTATCTGGGAAACAATCATTCTCCTATGGGTAGAATACGCTTTTTTCGCTTTTCCCAGTTCTCCTTGCTCACTGACAAATTTTTTACCAGAATTTGGAAGGTGTTTTAATTCGTCCCAATTTTTTTTGTAATCGAACTGAAATTTTTTCTTATCGGCGTTTTTGAGCGGATGAACCTTGAATCTTTTAAGGATTGGGTCGATTACATTGACTTCATTGTAGTACACACCTCTGTGAGCCTGATCAATATTATCAAATGAGTCTAAGAATTTTATATTTGCTATACTTTTAGCTGGGAATGCTCCCTTTCCTTTAGTTAACTGCTCTTCTTCTTTTGGAACTGATAGAAAAAATTCATAGACAGGAGATAAGGTAGAGAAGTAAGCTATAGGAACAAAGTAAAAATCGTCTGCTGCTTCGAAGAACACATAGCTAGATGGATCTGGATACTTTTGGCTTCTTGCTTCTTTAGTAATCTCATTAATTAGCTTTAATGGGTTCTGTCCTGTAGCTACTCTCGTATACTTGTTATCAGTTGGTTCTGGTACTCTGACCATCTTTCCGATAGCAGGAAGATAGTTAAAGAATATATCGTTTACTATATCATGTGGAAACTGTTCGATGAATGGCTTGTACACATAGTTGACAGTATTTTGCATCCCATACTCACTAATGGCATGCAAAGTGTATACCTGATTGCGATCCTTTACTCCCTGTCTGCCAGATACCTTATACACATCAAAGTACTGAAAGAAAGTTTGGTCATTGGTGTTCTTGTATTCAAACTTTAGCTTCTCGTCACCAATAATAGGAAACTTATCAAGTAGTCCCATACTATCATTGATCACCACTTCCATTCTCATAAAAGGACCAAACATATCTTCAAACATACTGAGCTCTATCACCAATAGATTGATTACTAGCGTTT